CCGCGACGGCAGTACGTAAAGCAGACTCAGCGGCCATCAATCCGGCACCGAAATCTCCTACCTCTTCTTGAGATTCTTTGAGTTCAGTTAACTCTTCGTCGGTTAGCTGATTTAAGTCACCGCCTACTTGCTTTAGCCTAACAAGCTGGTCAGTCCTTAATCGATTGAGATCAAACACTACTGGGTTCCACGGCTTTGTAGTACTTGATCAATCGCCTCCACAGAAAGCGTGTTCAATGGATCATCTTGTTGGCTGGGAACAGAATATAAACCTGCGGACAGATTAGCTCGCGCTAGTTGTAACTGTCTTATTTCTTGTTGCAATCTAGCAATATCACTTTTATCGCCAAGAGGGTCTTGCTGGATATCTTGTATTTCTTTTTGATTATTGAGAATGTCATCATTAATTTGATTGGATAGTCTGAGCCTTTGATCGACAGTCAATTCACCTTTCTTGCCCAGATCTGCCTGTAATTTGGCTATATCAATCTCAGTATCTAAGATGCCCTCTTGAGCCTCTCTCAATGGTTTTCTGGTTGCCGCTAACGTGGGTAAACCGGCCTCGATGCCTTCTCCTATCGCACCAACGAACCCTCGATCACTTTGTGCCAGTGCCGCACCCATCTGCGCCAACGCCAAGAATTTATTAAACTCTGCGTCTTCTTCTGCGGCAGTCACCCGATCCTCGGCTAGCTGTCGCAACTTATCGTATAAATTAGTTTCAGGGTCTTCATCAGCCTGCGTTGTTTTTGCGGCCTGCTGTTCAGCCTGCTGTTCAGCCTGCTGTATAGCTTGCGTGAAAACGTTCTCCGAAGCAGGCACTTGACCCGCCTCTGGTAAAAACGGTGGCGTGACTACAGGTTCCTTCAGTTTCCGCTCTGCCTCTTTTTGCGCGGCTAATGCCTCTCGCCTGCTCTTTCTGTCTGCACCTTCCGCCATGCCTGTCACTGGATCGCTGGCGAAATTTTCAACCGATTGAGACCTGCCTCGTTTTATGTCTGGCTCAGGAGACTCTGGGCCACCACTATATATCGGTATACCGGCCCTGTTAGTCCCAACGACTCTCCGCTCATCTGGCTGACCGGGTGTGGCCGCTTGCGCTACACTAAATATTTGAGGAACATCTGACTCTTGTTCTTGTAAATTACTAGCAACTCTTTGCACATAGCCAAACTGCAAAGGATTTTCCAGCTTTCTAGCACCTTGTGTGCCTAGGTTATACGCCGCTATAGCCCTAGCCTGTATCTCATTTTCAGGGGCATCTGGATACTCATCACGAAACAAATCATAATTAGTTTTTATGATGTCCTTCGCCAGAGATTTAGATATTTCTGGATCTCTTAATTTTTCATCAATGAGTTCCTTGTTATCCATGTACGCCTCTTTGAACGAACTATATCGTCCTTGCGAGACTGCTTTTTGTAAATCTGGCGCAAGACTGGGAATACCAAAACCATAGTTTATGGCGTTCTCCCCGAATATTTGATATGCCCCTATTTCTCCAGCTTCCCCAGTGGCCATTGGGTCTAAATTAGACTCCGTCAGTCCAATTCCTTGAACTACCTGATCTAACTGTCCTCCAGTAAACATACGCATAGGTTGCTGTGCCGCATTCGGTAATCCCATGCCTGCTCTAGCTGTCATCTGTGCTGGCATCATCCGAGACATAACAGCCTCTTCCGCAACACTAGGCTCACTGCCCTGTTGAGATTCAAATGACTGCTTGACCTTTTGTCGCCTTTCTAGCTCTGATAGCACCAGATACTGGGGCGCAGAGCCTGTTGGTCTCTGCATCTCATTAACCAGTTGTTGCTCAGAGAAGTCTTTAAGACGATCCTGTATCTGGATGATATTCATGAGCCTAACGCCTTATAGAGAGACAGCGCACTGATACCTGTGCCTAATAATTCTTGCGCTGGGTTGACTTGTCGCAACGTCGCCGCTTCCTGACTAGGTGTTGTTGGCACACCCCGTAACAAAGAGGAGAACTGCTGTAAACGCTCTGCCGGTATATCTCGCTGTCTTATGAAGTCCTCTCTGGCAACATCAAGCTCAAGTTGCTTTCTTGCTTCTTGGTCTCTGCCTATTGCTTCCAGAAGTTTTGCCGAATCAACATCGCCTGCACGGACTCTGTTTTCTAGTTCTGCCAATCTTTCTGCACTCATGGTGCTTGCTTCAGCGGCTGACATTCCCAGCTTCTCAGCGTTAACCCTAAGATTTTCCTGCTCGACTTCTGCTCTCAGTCTTGCCTCTTCAGCGGCCTGTGTTGCCCTGACTTGAAACTCCTCTGCCGACATACCTGCCGCTCTATCTCGCTCGAACTGAGCCTGAGCCTGCTCAAAAGCCTGCTGTCTACCAGTAGCCTCGACGTCTGCTAACTTATCGATCAGACTTTCTTCTGCCAAAGCCTGTGCAACGGCTTGTCTAGAGCCACCAAAAGCACCCGCTCTTTCTGCGGCAAAATCTCTTTCGGCCTGAGTTCTAGCGAAATCTTTACGGAGTGCTTCTTTCTGCCTTTCGAGTACTTGATCCATATACGGACTCATGTATTGCTGGGCCACATCACCTGTAAACATCTGCGGTGCATCAAAATCGATAGTGCCGGAGAGAGGTGTGACCTGACCAGCCTGAAACCCTTGGCCTTGTTGAAGTCTACTCAAAGCATCAGACACAGATTGTAACGATTCATCTGCCCTCGGAGAGCCTCTCGCCACTATCTCTTCGATACTTTGTCGGGATCTCAACGTCGGATCTGACTCCGTCGCTATTCTTTGACCAGTAAATGGGGTGTACTCTTCTTTAGAAAGAGCCTCTCCACGCTGTAATAATCTTTCAAAATACGGTCTGACGTATTCTGGAAGATCTGTTTGCGTGACTGTCGTTTCTGTAGGGCCGCCGCCGCCTCCGCCACCTTTTCCCATTACACAACTACCTCATAACAAATGTAGGACGGCTTCCATCCATACTTCTCTAACACCCTGCCCCATGCCTGCCGTCCATATCCCTCGATATAAAAGCAACCATGATCTTTGGCAAATTTTGAAACTGTTTCATGCATCAATCCAATCCACTCTTTCATACGCTGACCTCCAAGCCAATCCACGGCTAAGGCTCTTCTGTTTGGATATTGAATTATGCGGGTTGTATAGCAGGCCACTATATCAGAGGTCTGCTCATCAAGAATGACCCACAACCCGTAAGTGCCATCCTGTGTCTTGACGTAGACATCTCCTATGCTCATTTTATTAGAGCTAGTGAGCAACGCCTTTTTCAAATACCCTTCTACCTGTGGCCATATTGTCTCTACATCCTCTGGCCTAACAGCCGATACAATCACGCTGGCATCGCCATCTCTGCATTGATTTGCGGTGCTTGCTCCGCTGTACCCGTTCTCATTTCACGGACTCTGTCCAGCATGTCGTAAAGCCTATCTGCTCCAGCGTCAGTGGAACCGTTACCGATACCGCTTACAACGTCAGCAGGGACAACAAATTCACCCTCTGACAACAAAACATCCTGTTTGCCCTCTAAATTAGCAGGTACAAGATCTTCCATGCCATCCCCTGCTCCGCGAACAGTGCCTTCGGTTCGTCCAGCAGATACATCAACCTCTCCTGAGCGCACTGCGCTAACTAAACTACGCAAGGACTCTTCGCCGAAACGATTCAGGTACTCTCCCAACGCCATCTCTGGGTTAGATGATTGTCCCTTCACAGCCATAATTGCATCATCAACCACTTGCTTGTCATTTTTGACCGCGCCACCCTGTTGTAAAGACATTAGACCGCCACTTCGGTTGAAATAATCAAACTCTCTATCAACTCCCGCACGATAGCTTGCACCGGGCATAGTCACATCTCTTTGAAAAGCCTCAGGTTCTTCAGTATTAAAATCAACTTTCTTTTTCTTAAATGGTTCCGGCTCGAACGCTATAGATTCACCAGTCGTTCCTGCTGTAAGACCCGAGGTAATTGCTGTTCCAATCGTGGATGGCGCACTACTGCCAAGTTTAGGGAGATCAAGGCCCGATATCTTAGCGGGTCTATCAAAAAATGGTGTTGCGGGAGCGGCTGAACTCCCTGTAGTGATTGGCCCTGAAAGTGCCATGTTGCCTGCGGCATCTGGAGTGACGACTGAAGGAGTCTGAAGTGCCGTAACTGCATCAGATGGGGGAGCCATTAAAGGCGGTGTAGGCGATGGAGGCAATCTTACACCAGCACCTCCCATATCGCCTACAGAGCCAGCGTTTGCCGCCGCATCCGCACCCATCATGCCAGAAGTAAACTTGCCTAAACCATAAGACCCTATGCCAGCGAGGATACCTTTACCTAGATCGCCGGTCTGAGCATACGTTCCGAGGCCAGATCCTATTGCCGCTCCGGTTAACGCAGTAAGACCTGCACTGCCTGCTAGTGTTGACCCTGCTAACGCACCTAGTAATGGAAGCATCAGTCTCTCCTTCTTATACTGCCTCGCCTAAAGCCCGCATACGTTTCACCAAACGATTTGCGCGGTTAGTGACCTGTTTATACCATAAACTGTCAACCATTTCGTCTGCGGCTTTTTGCCAATTACGGGCATCTACTCCGGCTTTCATGCCTTTGAACTTGCCCATTCTGGTTGCCCCGAGGTTAAACATCATATTAGCAATGATTAATTGTGCCTCGTTAGGCAACATGTCAAAGTCTGGATACAGCCGTAAACAGTCATTGTAAGTTATTTGAATGTCATCCTCGAATGCTTCTGCTACCCGCTCATCAGAAATTTTTTCACCGACATTACAGCCATATTCAGGGTCGGTGTCTCTGATCAAATGACCTATGCCGAAAGTTGGATAGCCTAGGTGATCCAAATATACCTCGTTAATACAGCCCTCATCGCTCTCTAGATCTATTCTTAACTGTTCAAGGTCAACCATTTTTCTTTTTCCCAGCAGTGAAAGACTCTATCGCGCCCCCGCCAAAATAGAAGGTTGTGATAAGAAGCATGACGTAGTTGATTTGAAACTGCTCCATTACCAGTGATACAGATGATGGATCGCCCTTCCCTGTCAAAGTCATACCTAACACAATGACAAAGCATAAAACGTAAGTTAGGCCAAACATCAGCGCAAGGTACCGCTGTGCTATTTTAAATGGGGCATAGCTTTGCATGATTGCTACTTTTTGCGCGGTGGCCGCCTTAATTTGCTCCTCATCCGAGGTGTGCATGTCGTCAATCAGATCCATGCCTTTTTTTATGACAGCATCTGAACCCAATATTTTTCCTAAAATCGCTAACATGTTTTATCCAAAATCACCTATAGGGGAATTTTACCTTAATATTTTAGTATTGCGAGGATTCACCCACTCCGGTGTGCAATATGCCTGCACTTTCCGCTTCGTCCAGTAATTGTATCGTGTCCGACTAACCCGATCTGCAAAATAGTTACACCTATTAATTGAGTAAAAATACGCTTTCTTGTCAGGAATAACAGTTCCGTCTGCTGTCATCACGATCAAGGCAAACACATAAATCATTTGTCACTTTTTTCTTGTTTCTTTGCTTGATAGGCACTGGCTCCAAAGAAACTGGCAACTAATGCAGATACCGCTATGAAGTACGTCCCCGCGATATCAGCAATAAGTTCAGCCGCCTTATCAAGTCCAAACAAACTACATAAAAAAATACCAGCGGGATAGCAGAGTAAGCCAGCAAGCGCATACCACGCCATCGCCCGGACTGAATCTCTTTGCTTGTCATTATCCAGCATTTGACGGCGGCGATCCTCAATCTCAATAACCAGTAATTCATTCGGATCAAGGGTGCCATTCTTATTTGTGTCATACTTTTTCAATTCACTCATACTGGCCTCATAGTCGTGAGCCAATATACAAAACCACCGACCGTAGCCAGTCCCAACAAACAAACAAATACAATAACCATAGACTTGAGGATAGCAAAATTTCTCTTACGCTTTGCGATCTTGGCTTTCTTCTGTGCTTCCAACGCCTCATCACGGTTGCGTTTCGCTTCTGCCGCGTA